AAAATTCCTTTTTTAGATTCCAAGGCAATGCCGAATTCATGACAAGTATTCCTGTTTGCTTGGGTAAATACGCATCTTCAGTTAACTTGTTATGCTTTTTTGAGTTGTCAGATTTTGTTCTAAGACACAGATTCCAAGGCACATGAAGTCCACAAACTTCTTTGCCACGCAAAGGCACAATGTGGTCAACCGCCAAAACAATTCCTAAATCTTCTTTATGATGCCTTGCTGCATTGTAATAATCCTGAATCCAAGACAATTCTGAATCACTTAACCACTTAGGAGTTGCCGACAGTTTTGACGCTGAACGCTTCATTTCTGCCGCAGCTCTTTGAGGCTTTCTTGCTTGAGCAGACTTCAAATTGAGTAAACGAATTTTCTCTGGATTTTTCATCCTGTAAGCAGCAGCCGCAGCCTTTAGCTTTTCTGAATTTCTGTTATATACATTTTTATAGTAATCTGGTTCTTTTTCAAGTCGTTTCAATAAAGTCAATTTTTGCTTTATCTTTCCGCACTCAACACAAACACCATTGGCAGCGCACCTATAAGCGATATGTCCTTTTTTACAGGGTTTACCAGTAAAGTAGGTTTTTAAGCCAGCATCCAATGCGGCAGCTCGTTCCTTTGGTTGGAACTGGTGCGGCTTTAGATGCTCAACTGTCATGCTTGACCTTTCAATGCTGCGATTTCAGCAGCTTGTGCGTCTACTTTTGCGTTGAGTTCTTGGATTGACTTCATCAAAGCGTATTGCAGGTCAGTCTGGTAGATTGCTTTCAACGGGATGCCATCTTCTGGCGTTTCACCAAAACCATCTGTGTTAACAAGTTCAGGAGCCACGGCTTCAACATCCTGTGCGATCACACCAAGACTTGCTTGTTCGCCTTCAGGCTCATCTTTATAGTTAAAAGTTTTTACAGGGATGGCACAAATCTTTGCAAGGTAGTCGCCAGCCAAAACAATGTTGGTTTTAACGCGCTCGTCGGAAAGATTGGTGTTGTTGGCTGAGTAGTTTTGAATGCCGCCGTTGTTGATGACAGCAAAACGGAAACTTAAAGTAGAGCCAACATCACTATAACCAGCGTAAATATTATTACCAGCAGTTGAATCTTTTCGATAACCAACAATTGCATCAACAGAACCATTGCTTGTTACGATTGTTTGACCTGCCGGCGCAAAAGATATTCCGGTAGTTGTAGAAGTTGTTACTGTTTTCCCCACCAGCAAGTTACCGCTGGAGTCGATACGGGCGCGTTCTGTGTCGTTTGTGTAAAACAACATAGCGCCATTAGCAGAGTTATTAATGATGCAATCTGTACCGCCGTGATAGAAATAACCTTTCTGAGCGTTGCCAACTGTTAAGTTAAGCATTGCGGTAGACGAGCCATTGATAACAATGTTGCCACGGCCTGATGCTGAGTTTGTTGCAGTAGTCCCACCAACCAACAAATTCCCGCTAGCATCAAGCGTCATTGCTTGATTCCAAGTGATAGCGTTACCTGCTGTGCCAGATGCAGCTACATTGAAAGCAATACCACCAGAAAAGTTAATTGCGCTTGCGGCATCGTTGCCATCGTATCTGTAAGTTCCAGATGTTGTGGTGCTTCTGAAGTTGTACCCAAAGAAAGGATAATTACCGCCAGAAAAACCACCAGTCAGGGTCATCAACTTAAACGATCTTCCAGCGGCAGTTGTAGTTCCAGCTTCAAGCAAAAAGTTGCCACTAGGCGTAACACCTAAACCTAAGTTCTGAGCCGTGTCAATTGTCACCGCATCAGTTGTGCCATTTGATTGCAGTTTTAGCGTTCCATTACTTGCTACGCCAGAAGAGTTAAGAGTAATTTGTGCCATATTTACCTATCCTTTATTAAGGTGTCCCGTTAGAAACAATGTTCGTTGCAGACGTTATTACGCCAGTTGAAGACATTGACGCAATTGTAGTCGCGCCATATTTGAATAGCAATTTGCCACCAGACTCTTCAATCGTGAAGTTAGTTGTCAGCAACTTAGGCGTACTTGCCGCTGTGCCAGTCGTATTCTGGTTCAAAGTTGGCACATCACCAGCCTGAATAGCAGACATGACAACATCAGTTCCATTACCACGCAAATATTGTCCGCTAGTTACAGCACCAGCCAAGGCATCCATTGCATCTTGCCTTGTAGATGCTCCAGTACCGCCATTGGCAATAGCAACCACACCAGTCACATTACTAGCCGTACCAGTAGTATTCTGGTTCAAAGTAGGTATATCAGCCGCAACAATCGCCCTGAATGTAGGCGCACCAGCCGAGCCATTTGGAGCAGCCAAGAAGAAGTTTGCGGTCTTTGAACCAAACGGATTCTGCGTGTCCCCATAACCACTTGCCAAGCTGATAGCAGGCGTATTTCCACCGCTAGAAGCCACAGGACTTGTACCAGTCACACTTGTCACAGTACCCGTATATTGGTCGTTTGAAGTGACGGTGAAGTTAGGATAAGTCCCGCTGATTGATGTGGTTCCACTGCCAGTCAAACTAACAGTCTGATCTGGAGAAGAATTGGTAATCTGTCCAGTAGAACTGTTGTAGCTAATCCCTGTACCTGCACTCAAAGCCCCACGAGCACGAGCATCTGTGTAATACAGATTTGTACCTTCAGAGATATTGGTGGAAGTCAGCGTAACTGCGCCAGTCTGCCCGTTTACAGACAAAACAGCATTGGTTTGGTCAATCTTTTGCCAGACAGAGCCGTTGAAAATAGCCCAATCTCCAGCTACCCAATCTGTAATTCCATTCAGATTTGTTGAGCCAGAAACAGACACCACATAGTAGTAGTTTGTCGTTCCAGAACTAGATGTTAGGGTTGGTGTATTGGTTGAGGCATTCCATGTCCCTTGGTAGCTAAGACCACCAGAAATGGCATCAATCTGGTTTTGCAGGCTTGTCAGAGTGTCAAGAACAGACTGAGAAGTACCGCCGCCATTAGCACTAACGACTTTGATGCGTTCTGCAAGCTCAGGAGCAACAACCTCACCAACATTGAGTTCACGACCACTAGACAACTCAATAATAAGGCTACCGTCAAAATCAATCCGAGCAGAGGTGACAGAAATACCATCAGCACCGTCCACTCCATCGCGCCCATCTCTTCCAGGTTCACCACGAAGACCTTGAGGCCCTTGGCTTCCGTCCCGCCCGTCTTTTCCATCTCGCCCATCCTTTCCGTCCATGCCATTTCTCAGGCTTGACGCTTTTTCTTGGATTGTTTGGCTCAAATCACCAAACTTGGCTTCCAAGTCTGACTTGATTTTCTTCAAACCTTGGATAACAAGCTCTGTGCTTTTGCCAATAGTTTCTTGACGGGTGGCTTCAAGACGAGATTGTGCTGACTTTTGAAGGGAGGCGACAAGTTCCATCTGCTGCTCGGCAGACAAACTCGCAATGCCCAATTTCTTCTCTAAATCAACAATATCCATCACGAAAGTTCCTTGGATAAGCGGTCTAAAAAGTCTTTTTCAACCTGCTGGCGCTTGTCAAGCATTTGCATCTCAACAATCTTGCCTTTGTTCTTAATATCAGCCTCTTTGAGCATCAATTCTGCAATCTTGGCGCGTTTGTCAAACTCACGCTGATTAGCATCATCTTCATTTGGCAGATTTTTGGTTAACGAAGCAGCCATTTTTGCCTGAACTTCTTGAGGCATCAACTGCGCTTCAGTCATCAACTTCTGAGCCTCAGCACGATTCTGCTCTGCTTGGGTAGTTTGTACCGCAATCTGAGCCTGAGCCGCCTGCAAAGCCAATTGTTGCTGAACTTGTTGCAGTTGTTGGGCTTGTTCATCAGGTTGGCTCATCTTGTCCAAAGCCGCCATCAACTCATAACGGTTTGACAGGCTAGAGTTAGCCAAAATGCCCTTCAAGATGATTGGCAGGACAGGAGTATTTGGCCCCAAAGTCTGCAACAAGCCAATAAACTGCTGTTGCTCATGTTCACGAGCAATGATGCCAAGCGTAGCCGTGGGAATGAAGTTCATGTCCACAGAAGGGTAACGTTCAGGGTCAAACTGCATGAAGCGGAAGGCTGCTTTCTTGATGAAAGGAATCAAGAAATCCTCTTGGAAGTTCACCAAAGTGCGCTTGTACTTCTTGATGATAGAAGCAACAGCCATTGACATACCGCCCTGACCGCCATCACGAGCCACATTGCTGACCATGCCCTGAGAATCTAGAGTTCCAGTGGCTTGGAGCAGCATACGCTCAAAAGCCTGAGCCGTTGCCAAGTTGTTGGGGTCTGTATTGCCGAACTTGAAGGGATACAGAATCTCCGAAGGCGCACCATTTGTCAGGATTGCCTTGCCAGGCTTGACTTCAAACTTCATTCCACGAGGCAGACGGGTTGCGTCCATCGCAATCATTGGAGAAGTGGTCAAAGCCAAAGAATCCAAGTGGCTACGGGTCTGGGCATCAATAGCTTTTTGCATATTGAACGCCTTTTCCACAGTGCCACGACCCAAAAGACGGTTGGGAACAGTGTCATCTTGGTAGGCCAAGACTGGTCTGTCCTTCATCATGTAAGGATTTTCCTCAGCCTTAAGCAACAAACCATCGTTGGCAATGACAACAATGGCTTCAACCAAGTCAGAATAGTCTTCAGCCACCGAGTTTTCTGGGAAAAGCTCAACAACCTCTTTGTTTTCCTTGAGATTGTTCAAGTATTCACGAGGAACCAAGCCATAGTAGGTCAACAAAAGGACTTTTTCATCCTGATATTGGCTGACTTCTTGAGTAGGCTCAAGATCTGTGTCTTCACCACTTGTGCCAATGTCCACCTTGCGGTAGATGCCACGCTCAATGCCCTTGACCACCTTGTGAATCGAGACATATTTCTCAATGGCAACACCCATACAGTCATCAATAGATGTGCCGTTGGGGTCAAACAAGAAGTTCTTTGGGTTGACGGGGACAATCTTGACACCAATACGGTCACGCTCTAGCACACCAATGGCTGCCTGACCAACTTGACCAGGAATCGGCTTGGTAGCAGGAACGTATTCTTTCTCGGTGGTGACAATGACTTCACCGATGCCAGTGCCATAAATCTCTGCCATCAACTCAATCTGGTCAATTGACTTACGGATTTTGTCTTTCTTGAAGTCTTCCATCAACTGAGCTTTGATTATCTCAATGTCAATGGGATTGCCGTTCACATCTTGGATGTTGTCTTCAATGTCAAAGAAGTCGCCCTGACCAAAGATGGCTTCCATGATCTCGGCATGGCGGGTTTCTACGGCTTGTTGTGTGGCAGGAGTGACGATGCGTGAACGCTCAGACTCGCGGGTCTTGTCTTCTACTGCCCATTGACCACGGAAGATGCGCTCATATTCCAACCAATCGGGTAGGAAGTTCACATCACGGTAGTCACGCCATTTCGTGCAATGACTGGTTACAAAGTCCGTAAGTTCTTTATCAGCCTCCGTAGGCTCGTAGAACTCACTCTGCTCTAATTTGACTTCGTTGTTTGTTGCCATTACACCCCCGATATTACGTCCACAGGCTCCCAATCATCTTCTTGGTCGTCAACAAAGTAAGAAGTGACCGCCAATTGATCTATGTAGCTAAGGCTGTCCACAAGATCGTCATGCACACCTACCGATGGAAATAAGAGAAGTTGGTCAATGAACTCATCCCAGTTTTCCTCGGAGTTAAGCACGATGCGACCATGCTCAAACCGCCCCTGAAGTGACCAGATAATACGGTCGGCCTTTTTGCGATTGCCGTGGGTCAAGTCAACTATGTGCGAATATACATTACTTTTCCGCATTAAGTCACTTAAATATGGCAAAACAGCGTTTTTCAGCGCCCCCTTCTCAATTCCGATGCTCAAAGGACGGTAATCCCGCATCTTCATCAGAATCTTGGAGGCTGTCTCCCTCACATCCCAACGACCATACTCAACCTCTTTGACAAACCACTTCCCATCATCCGTGACCTTCACCACAGAGATAGCGGTCTGGTCAAGACGTTTCTTGGAGTTAGCCGCCTGCTTTGCCACCTCTTCAAAGCCAGCCAAGTCCACAGCCACAAAGTAGCTGCCCATTTCAGGCTCAACCCCGTATTTCAGCCATTCTTCCTTAAAGATATTGCTACCAGCATTGGTAAAACTTGCCATGTATTCTTGCTTAAAAGCAAAGGTAGACAAGGTTTTCTTGGCAGCCTCAATCTCTTCAGGGTCGATTAAGGGGTTGTCTTGGGTTGTGAAGTGCCAAGATTTCCAGTCTTTGTCCTCTGCGCCTTGGCCCAGTCTAAACATATCGTGGAACCAGTTTCTGCCTTTGGGGGTTCCGATGAACATGGCTCGTCCTTTTTTGTCGGACAAGGAGGCTCGGATAACTTGCTCCCACGCTTCTGGCTTGATGTCTGCGACTTCGTCAAGGACGGCGTAGGTAAGGGAGACTCCACGGAGGGTGTCAGGTCTGTCGGCTCCTCGGACATAAATAGTCGCTCCATTGATGGTTGTGATATTTTGGTTGTTGATATGGGAACTCTGGATGACTTCTCGTCCCAAGTCCATGATAACGTCCCAAATAATCTGACGCGCCTGCCCGTTTGTCGGGGCTACATACATCACAGCAGAACCTGTTGGGCAGCGCAAAGCCTCAATCAGCAAGGTGACAGCGGCAAGGCGAGACTTACCGCATCGGCGGCCAGCAGCAATGACTTTGAATCGGGTAGGGTCGGCAAAGACCTCTTGTTGCCAGGGCAGTAGGGAAAAGTTCAGGTCAGACATTCTTATCCTCTACATCATCAATATCATCGGCATCAATGGTCTTTGAGCCGCCAATCTCAACGCCACCAATCCCACTGATTGTGATGTTAACAGCCGAACGCTGTTTTCCCTCTTTCTCAAACATCGAGACTGGTAGCATCCTATCCATGCATAGCTTGATGGCGGCTAGTTGGGCAGGGTGTTCATCATTGAGGGCAATCTCCACGGCTTTGTGGACAACACGGCTACCAGCACTGTTTATCAGGAGGTTCTTGAGTTCTTTGAGCTGACCTGCCTCTGTTTTAGGCATGGGTAGGATGTTTGGCTTTTCAGCAAAGCTCGTCAGGCTGAACTTCTTGTTTGTTGAGCCTTTTGGTCTACCAGGGGGTCGTTTTTTAATTTCTGTCATTACTTTTGTCCACAAAGGGAAGTTATGTTGGTGGCCCCCATAAAGCAGGGTTGGAGCGCAATTGAACGAAATACCCCACGGGGCTAATCCGTTTCCACCAACACGGCTGGAGACTTTCCCTGCTTATGAGCGGCACCACTTAACTGGTATAGGGTGAGGCGACTAAATCTCCATGCGTCTTGATGTATCGCAATCATAAGTCACATTGTGTTGTTTAACAATAGGGAAAACCCTGATATAGTGTCATCACGCACAAGCGTCTTTGTTAGAGTCTATCGGCTTATGTGCAAACTTCTGGGTAGGAAGTCGAGTCTGCAAGGTG